CAGGCAACGCCAACCTTGGCGGCAAGCTCCGTGAACTTGAGCAGTTCGTTATTGGCGATACCCGACTGTCCGGCCGCGGCGACAATCTGGCCCAGGCCATCGGCGGCCATGGGGATGCGCAGGGACATCTCGCGAATGTCCGCGCCCATTTGCTTGAATGCAGCGGGCGATTCAAAGTCCACGACTTTGGCCACATCGGCCATGGTGGATTCAAATGCGATCGCCGAATTGATTGGCGCGGAAAGGCTGCGCGCAAGCAAATAACCCGCACCCACGGCGTCCATCATCCGGCCGCGCATCTTGTCCATGGCCGCGCTGTTGCGGGCCTGCATGCTGTTGAGTTTGCTGAGTGTGCCGCTGATAGCACGGGCCGGACCGGAGAGCCGGTCCAGCAAGGATACAATGAGTTTAGCTTCCTGGGTTTTAGCCATCTACGGGTGCCCCGTTTTTCTGGTTGTGCCAGCGCACCGCGGATTGCGCGTATGCAATAGTTTTTTCGGGGGGATAGCTTTCGACCTCCGAAATGGAAGTCGAAAGCTCAGATGCAACGATCGTTATGATGTCGATCCACTTACCGTCGATGGCGCCGGCTCCCCCAACAGTGGGGCAACCACTTCGGAGATGGCGGTGAAGTCATCAAGCTCGATCTCTTTGAAGGCGGGCAAAGGTACGTCGCTGATCGCGGCAAGCAGGGCCACCATCTTGCTTGTCTCGCCCTTGAAGTTGTCCAAGACCATCATGTCTCCCGTTTTTGGCTTGCGGAACGTGAGTTCCGTATAGGTCTTGCCGTTGTGGGTGACTGGCGTTTTCAGTGTGTAGTTCGTGAGCATAGTGGTGCCTCCAATTGCTGGCGGATGGTTTCGATGGTGATGGGTGTGTCGGTGGATTTCGGTGGCATTGCCGCTTCGACACGGCCAAGCGTGGCGGCCTGAAGGCGCCGCATGTCTTCGATGATTTTCATGATTATGCCTCGTTAAGCTCGGCAACCAGGATGCTTGAAAAGCGATCGGATACTGATCGAACTTCGTACCAAGCTGTCAGCCCGGTGGCGTTCGATGCCCGCACTTTGTCGCCGGTCTTGAGTACGACTGTAGGGTACGCGGCCCGCTCGATTACAAGGGCGGCACCGCTGGCCGATATCATTGTGATCATGCCGTTGCCGATGGATATTGCACCATCGGCCGCCGGATGATGAACGACCGCCATGATATCCTGAAGTGGACGGGCCGGATCGGCCACCCCGTTTTTCATAAACGATAGCCGGACGGGTTCGGCAAAGGCGCGCACGACGATTGCGTCTGTGGCAGCCTCTAGTGCGCGCCAGTCCATATTAAAGCACCACGCGGCCGGTGCCGGACGGGTTCGCCGCTACGGCGATGTTCTTACCGATCAAGGTGTTGCCGCTGGACGTTGTCGTCGCGAGGCCGGTACTGGAGTCGCGGTAGATTGCAAGGCCAACGGTTGCCCATGCCTGAGCCGATGTTTTCGCAAGATCGAAAACGCCCGTGGTCTTGATGTTAAGGGGCGCGCCGGATTCGGCATCGCCGGTTGCGATACCAACCAGGGCACCGATTGCAACGATGTCACCTGAGGCAACGGTAGCGGGTGCAGTGACTTCGATAATGTCGCCGGTAGAGATGAAGTTCTTCATTAGTTAAATCCGTCCGAAAATGTTGGGAGAAAGCGGCGCGGCTTGGTGCCGCTGGCCGTTGCGATTTCGCGGTCAATGGCGGCGATTGCGTCCGCCATTTGGCTGTCGGTCTTGTATTCGACCTCTCTGCGCGTACCGCCGCTGACGAACACTGTTCGCAATGCGCCGGTGGAGCGGGCGGCCACAAGGGCCGCCCTCATCGTTTGCAGTTCGAGAACCGTGGCCATTACGCGCCGGCGTTCTTCACGGCACCACGGAAGTCGATAGCGCCGACAGCGAAGTCGAGCGATGCGGCAACCTTAAGCGCCTGCGTGTCGAAGTCCGTCGCCGTGCGGATCTGCGGGCCTTCTGATCCGCCGACATAGCCGAAGACGATCGTTGGTGCTGCGGACGGGCTGGCGAATAGATAATGCTCGGTGGCGCCTAGTTCGGCGTCGATCACAAGCTGACAAAGGTTTGCCCACGGATTGACGTCGCTGGTTTTGGTTGCGTTGACGGCGGTGAGCAACGTGCGGGCCGCAACTTCGAGGTCAGGTGAAACAACGAGGTAGGCGGGTGCCAGGTTGAGGCGCATGCCGTCGAGCGATGTCTGGCCTCGGAGAGCTTTGACCATTGCCGCAACGGTCGTTGCGCTGAAAGCGGCGGCGCTGGTCAGGTTATTGTGGTCTGCATGGAACAATGCAGCGCTGCCCACAGTCGGGTTCGCCTTAACGACGCCATATGCGAGCGCATTCTCGTCGTTGGCCGCGCGCATGGCGATGCCGGAAGAGAAGTCACTGAGGGCGCTGAGATCGTCGTTGATCAGAAGCTTGCGGCCGATCGCGATGCCCGTGCCGTACTCCTTCGCGGAAACCTTTTCCGCGCTTTCCGACATTGATCCATAATTGACTTCGCCGGACTCATTGATCTCCTTGAAGGCGGGAACGTCGCCAACCCGGAGGAACGAATGCTCCTTGAAATCGACGAACGGCTTGCGTGCCGAAAACGTCCGATAGGTGGGTGCCGCCATTTCATACTGCGCTAGGAGCGCTTTGTTTGCGGCTGCGCCGACAAGCTCTGGAAAGTCGCTGCTTGAATGCGCACCGACTGCTCGTTTAAGCAAGGCGTCCTTATCACGAAGGTTGACGCGCTCGCCGCGGGTGACGGCCATGTCGCCGGCCATGTCAAGCAGCGTATGGCCGCGGTATTCAACGGCGCGCCCTTCCAGCTTCACCGCGCCAGGCGCAATGCGGTGGGCAAGCGCGTCTGCCATAGCGCCGCGGATAGCATCCGGATCGTTGTGATCCTGGCCGATCTGGATGTTTGACGGCGCTGTGGTGGTGCGGGTGCCAAGTTGTGCAATTGCATCGGCGCGCACAGCGTTCAGGTCGACCTCGTCAGCGTCAATGTGGGTGGTTGCCCAAGTGTCGGGAAGGCCGGCAGCCTTCTGGATCGAGCGGACTTCGGCATTCAATTCTTTGCGTGTCATTGTAGGCCCTTCAGTTGTGGTAGGTTTGGAGCGAATGCCAGCGGCCGCGTCGGCCGGAACCGAAACGAGACTGCACTCTAGGATCTGGAATTTTCGAGCCGTAAGCGTCCGCTTGCCGCCCGTCGTGGCTTCGGACCATTGGCCCACATCGTAGCCAATGCTGGCCGCGAATTTTCTTGATTCCGAAAGTTCGGCGGCGATCCGCTTTGCTTTTTCGGAATGCTTAGACAACTTGGCGGTGCCGATGATCTCGGCGCCTTCAAGTCGAATGTTGGTAACGTCGCCGATATTGTCATCGAGCGAACCGGATCGATGCGAATCCAAAAGTGGAATTGTCTCTGGCCAGGTCGCGCCGGCCAGGTCGAGGACTTCGGTAAAGCCGCCGCGTTCGACGGCCGCGCCAGTCGATAGTACGATATCGAACGTGAGATCGTCTGCGTTCCAGGTAGACGCGCGGAGGGGTGCGGCACGCTGTTGCGTGCCGTTGGGTAATGTCATGATTTACCTCGGGGTTATGCCGCCTGTGTGGCCGGCTGGTTGTCATTCGCCGCGGGCGGCGTTGTGGAGAACGTGAGGCCCAGACTTTTTGCCAGGGCGTCATCAGCGGCTATCTCAGTCATAAGCTGCTCGTAATCGATACCGCGGGCCGCAACAGCTTCGCGTCGGGACATCAATCCGGCCGCAACTGCTTCGATTTCGGCGCGAACGTCCTTGGCTGGATCCACCCAATGGACCTTCGGTGTGATCCAGGACACCGGCAAAGCTTGCTCGACGGTGGCGTCGACACGGCCGGAAAGCACTTCAAGCGTGGACCATCGGCGCCAGACTGGCCGGAGGAATTGGAAAGCCAGAAGGCTATGCTGAAGGGCTTCAACCCGCCGTCTGAATTCCACCATACCGGCGCGGATGCTCGAATAGTTCACGTCGCTCAAGTCACCGCTGAGGAGGTAGTCGGGCAGGCCCAGTCCAACGGCAATTTCGCGTTCCGTTATGTTCGCGAAGTCGATCGAATCTTGCCCGGTCTTAGCGGGGTCGCTGAACCTGATGTCCTGGCCCGGTTCCAAGTATTGCAACATACCAGGCTCCCACCCGCCGATCACTGTGCTGCCGGTTTGCTCGCCAGGCAATGGATCCGCTGAACCGTCGGCAGAGGTGACGAATCCCCCCAACATGG